TAAAATTAAGAAATCTGATCGTATGAAGCAACTACTTCTAAGTAAGATGCAGTACCAGCCTGAATTGATAGTGATGCATTTTCTGGTAGATAGATTGAACCAGCTTTATCAAGAAGCATCAAAGTCGTATTTGCTGGAACAGAAATCTGATAAGCAATACGATACGCAGTGCCACTAGAAGCTGTTGCCAAAGTACCATCAGTTACAGCGTTTGCTGCAGAACGATACGATAGAGTAACAGTTGCTGCTGAAACACCATTTACGTTAGAAACAAAGATGTTGTTGATTTTTAGAACTTTACCAGAAGAAGCTGCATTGTTAATTAATGCGTTATCGTTGGTATTAGTTAGTGATTGGTATGCTGTAGAACCAGTAATAGTTGCTACGTTTACAATATTTGGAGCTGCCATTTTTAATTATCCTCTTTTAAAATTATCCGCCAAAGACCATTGCCATTGCAATCGCTTTACCAGTTGTTACGCCACTTGATGCTGTCTGCCATGATGGTGCAGCATTACCATTTGATGTTAGAACCTGTCCAGAAGTACCATAAGCAGTACCAGTTGCACCGAATGATACACCACCAGCAGAAGTAATACGCATGCGTTCTGTGTTTGCAGTAAAAAACATAACAGGATTAGACGTTGGATTTCCAATTCTAAATTCGCTAGTACTGTTATCTGCAAATATACGACCACGAACAGTTCCATTTGCCGCCAAAGACAATTGGCCATTACCGCTGGTCTTATCAATAGTCAAAGTTGTGGTACTACCAACAGAGTCAAGAGAAGTAGTCCCAATACCTACGTTCTGATATGAATCTATGTAAAGTGCATTAGTGCTATTAGTGGCTAAACCAATAGCATTGGTTGCTGGTAGATATAAACCATTGGAAGGAACAGAACTACTTGTTGGTAAAAATTGAGAACCAGTTACTGATGCTGCAAAAGTTGCATTTGTACCAATAGCATTAAGTTTAAAAACAACAGCATTACTTTGAGTGATGTTAGTGATGTTGAATTCACCAACTGCAGAACGACCTTCTTCCATGCGCCAGTCAACACCACCAGTACCAGTGTTATTAATTCTATAACCAAGAATAGCATTATTACCAGAAGAAGCAACAGAAATTAATGGATATAAACCAGATACTGATTGTTGGAAAGTAGTTCCATCATAAGTTAATGCCGAGCCAGTAGCCAATGCACTTGAACTAGATGCGTAAACTACACCACCAGATGTGAATGATGTAAGTCCAGTACCACCGTATCCAGTACCAATAGTATTACCGTTCCAAGTAGAACTTGTACTTAATGTTTTATTGGTTAATGTTTCTGAACCAGCAAGGGTGGCCAATGTTCCAGTAGTAGGGAAAGTTACTGCAGTATTAGCTGATAGTGTAGCACCAAAAGTATAAGCACCACTAAAAGTAACTGCTCCACCTAAAGTAATCGTGCTGGTCGCTCCATTGGCAACACCAGTACCACCATATGCTGCACCAATTACAGATGCTTTCCAAGCACCAGTAGTAATACCAGTAGTCGAGCTAACAGTAGTAATCGATGAACCACCAGTTAAACTGTTCATGGCACCAGAATAGGTGCTTTCCAGTTTATCTGTGTTTAAGTTACTAAAGTTATTATCGACTTCTGTATTGGTTAGCGGAGAACCTTTTGTCGATCTTAAGGTTATTGTTGACATTTTTTACTTATCCTTTATGCGATCTTTAAGTAATGCGGTAAGCATCTGTTTGACTTCACTCAAATCTTCTTTTAAGTTATTTATTTCTTCTGCCTGAACCTGAATTTGTTGCTTGTCTGACAGGATAGAGTCTCGTTTTCTAAGGTAATTCTCATAATCTGTTCTATTAGTATTTAGGATTGCCATAGTCTCAGTATCCCTAACTAAATCAGTATTTCCTTCAACTTTTATATATATATTATGCACAGGCTATGATTCTTAAATCTTTGACACGAGGAATGGCAGAGCTGCTAGTAGACTGAAGTACAATCTTAACAGCCATTGAATCAAATGGTGCCAAACCTTCTTCAGAATAATCTACATCAAAGAACGATGTATCATCGCCATTCTGAACTTTCTTAATTGCAACATCTGGTCCAGTTAGTGTCCAGTTCACCAATTCTAAATCTTGAGTAGATCCAACTGGATTAGTCTTATAGTAGACTAATACATTAGACTCAGCAGGACAATTAGTTGATAATCTAATTCTAAAGAAGTTAGAAGGATTAGCAAACTTTACTGCTTTCGAGATATATTTATTAACTGAAGAACTTCCCTTTGGAGCAATTTCATCAACGAATAGAGTTCTTAGCGCAATAGTAGTTCCTGATAGCGCAGATTCAGCAGTAAAGTTATTTGCCTTAAGAACAGTAATAGTACCAGTTGTGGAACCATTACCAACGAACCCAGTAATTAGGTAAGTACCATTATTTGAACTAGTAGTTGATCCAGAAATAGTGATATATTTACCAACAGCGACTGTCTGCATTAAAGCACAAACTGTTGCGTTAGAAGAAGTAATCGTTGCAGAATTACCAACATATAAAAGAATTGCACTACCATTAGTAGCAAGACCAGTGGTATGAGTAGGAGCAGATGCACCAGTTGTTCCAGCAGTAGTTACTCTATAGAGATTACCAAGGTAATAGATCTGATCACCTTCTGCTTTTGACGCACTTGCCGACCATGCGCTTCCAGCATTGGCGAAGGAATATGCGCCAGTGGCACCAGTAAATAGAGTTCTATTATCTAATTCTGCCACGTTAATATTATCTTCACGTGGATTATTAATTTTATTAGAAATAGTAATTAATGAAGTTCTATGAGTATCAATAATTGGTGAAAGTGCATTATTTGTTGAAGAGATATTTGCTTGTAAGAAAGCAGTCTTAGAACTAACAAAAGCATTTTCATTTACAGTAGATGCAATAACTGCAGGGCTGTATAAGTAATTACTATCATTTGGAGTAACACCATAATATTCACCAAGTATATAAGGTGATTCAGAACCATCTACGGATTTACCAGAAGTACTCTTAAACTTGAATTCACAAGTAGTATCTGAAAAACTTAAAGACTGAACACTTGGTTGAGCAATATCATAGATTATGTTATGACCAGCACGAACAGTATCACCACCAGCGTAACCAGTAATGTCTGCATTAGTTGTTACGGTAATAGTATAAGAATCAAGATCAACATCGCTAATACTATGTACGATTGCTGCACCAAGAGTATTTTTGTAAATTTCTGTTACAGGAATACCATGCACAGGAAGAGCGTAAGTGTATGCAACGCCAGTACCGATAGTTACAGAAGCATTGTTCTTCAATACTAATGTAGTATCATTAGTTACATGGTCAACAATACCAATACACTTACCATCAGATGCACGGAATAGTGCAGCACCAGAAGCAGTAAAGTCGTCGATAAACAATGTTCCGCTACCAGTAACAGTAGTGTTTGATGAGTTACAAGTAATAGTTCCACCAGAAGAAGTAGTTCCAGCGTATATTGTTGTATCTGAATTATCAAACGATACTTTAGAGTTTAAGAATAGACCATGGTTTGTGTGCCATACACGAACTTTATTAGTTCCTGAAACAGTTTCAAAAGGATCAGTATCGATAACTTTAACTGGAAGAACATCGTTTGTAAATACAACGCTACCAGTTACGTCAGTGTTAAACTTAGCACGATATACGGTAAATTTTAAATCCTGATCTTGGTTTGCAGTCCAAGTCGATGCGTTCTGTGATTTGAACAGAACACCCGCATATGGTTGTTCAGAAATAGTTCTTGCAGAAGCAGGAATCTGATCACCCATCTGAGAGATCCAAACTTTATAATTGTTTGAGTCAGAAGCAAGAACGATACAATATTCAGTTGCATCCTGAACATATACTGGACTTGGGAAAGTAAAAGTAGTTGGTGTGTCGTACTTAGGATAGTTTGCACCAGAACCATCAGTCATGGCGACAGTAGTTGAAGAAATATTAACCTGATGTGAGTTTAATGTTACTTCAGAGAAAGGTAGAATCTTCTTACCAGGATAACCATTTACTACTTCACGAATCTGAAGTGTAACTGGAATGTTTGCATCTTTAGTGGCAAAGAAAATGTCTACTTTACTTAAGAATGCACCACCAGGAGATTTAACCAAGAATGTTTGAGCCAGCGGGTCATACCAACCAGTATCACGTGCAACACGTTCAATAGTTCTGGAAATAGTATCGTTCTCATTAACAATCTCTTGAATAATATGAGCATTACGAATCGAGTTAATAGTTTGCTGACGAGTAGTTAAAATACCAGTAGCTTCATATTGAACTTTTGCAGAAGAGGTTTGTTGACCAGTAACTGTGCTTACGTCAAGAAGTTTAAATTCACGAGTACCAGTACGGAATCGCAAAGCATCTTCATTTGGAATGTGGTAAACAAAGTTTAAGTCACCAATAGAATTAGTTACAAGAGCACCACCCTGAGATCTATTATTTTCTTTTACAGTTAAAGTTGCCGTTGCACCAGAGATTGATCCAGAGATAGTTTCATTTGTAGTAAACGTACCCTTAATATTCATAACATGTAGTTTACGAATATTATTTTCTTGATCGTAGAATTTACCAACAACTACAGCAGTTGCAGCAGAAGATGCACCAGTAATTACGTCACCTACGTTTAGGCACATATTACCAGAATCATCTGCAGTTAATACACCAGAAATATTATTAACAATACGAGCAGCTTCTTGCGCAAGAGCACCAGAATTCTTTGATGTTTCAAAGTCTGTTGAAGTTGCAGAAGGCAGCGTATATGTAAAGATAGAAGATGGAGTACAATAAGAACCTACATCAATATTATCAAAATATGGATAGAATTTTGTATTTGGTTTTAATTTCTTAACCTGAACAAGAATATTACGACTGCGGATATAAGGAATCAACGCAGTTGAAACAACTTTATCATCAACTATCTGGCGTTCGAACTGAACGGCTAAAGTTGATTTAACACCAACCCTTGATCTAGTACCAGTTTGAGCAGAAGTAGAAACATAAACCTGACGAGCTGGACCGCCACCAGAACCACCACCGAAGCGATTATTAAATTCGTCTACGTTAATATATGTGGCACCTTCTTCCAACGCACGTTGATTTGCCCAGTTAGAACCAGTTGTATACTGAACCAAAGATCCACCAACTGGAACTGGTTGACCGATCCAGTTTACCTGCCATGCATTCCAGATAGTACCAAGAATGCCAGCCTGTGTTGCAAGAGCAGCAATAGTATTAAAACTACCTTCTACGTTACGAACTATTTCTGGCGCATACTTAGTTTCAAACCAGTCATCTGAAGATGGGTTTAAACGAACATCACCTAGGAATGTAAAGATAGCGAATGGATTGATATTCTCTAGACGAGAAGCATATTGTTGAGTTACTAATGGCTCATGACCAATAACTGGCAATGTAATAACATCACCATATATCTGATAACCAGCAGTGGCACGATCATTATCGCTAGATAAACTTTCAACTAAGTTTACGTTGTCCATTACATAGAATGGACGTAGTTCACCTTTCTGCATATCAACAGAACATAGGTAGTCTGGAGATAGTACGTTACCAACATTATGACCAGTAAAAGAATCAACAATAAAACCATTCTTAAAACGATCTAGACCAGTTGAATCAGTAACAGTAAGTGATTTTGTTTCTTGCTCTAATAGTGATAGAGAAGTGTAGTATTCTAAATTATCAATACGTTTTTCTAATTTACCAATATCACGCATTGTATAACGCTTGTTATCAACCTGATCAATAACAATATTTGCGTTAGATGTACCAAAAGTATATGGCTCTAGTGTTAATTTGTAAAGAACCATACCCAATGTTGGATCAAGTGGTTCTCCTGGTACTAGTGCAGAAACACCAGCAAGATCAAAGAAACGACCAGAAGAATCAATTGCAATTTTGTCTTTACGAGATAGGTAGTATGAATAACTAACTGTAACGTCTTGTCCACGTTTTGGTGTCATTGCGAATGATGAACCAGATCCAGAGAATGCAGTTCCAGTATCATTAATACGAGGACGGAAATCTAATACATCACGCAGAGAAACACCATTGTATGAAGGAATATCAACTAATTGAATAGTTCCTGGATATGAATTAATACTGAAGTAATCACCAGATGAGTGAACAAAATACTCAAACACAACAGAGATTGGTGCCGAAGGTGGAGAGTATGAATGTTTTAAAATCAAACGACCAAGGTCATAGTGCGTATCACGTTGACCATTATCGAAATCATAACGATCGTAAATACTGATACCATAAGTGCCACTTGGAGATGCAAATGAACCAGTATCCATCATGATGGATTTAATTCTTAATACGTCTGATTTACCAAGAGATAGGATCGCTTTAGTCGCAGCTGCTTGAGTTGTATAATTCTGGGTTACAGTTCCAAGAGTTTTAGTTTTCTCACCACCATCAGAACCAATTTTCTTAACTGTTGCCATTACAACAAAGTTAGAATTAGCGTATGTATCTGGTAAAGTAAAACTAATTGATGAAGAACCACCACTACTAATAGAAGTTGGTTTAATTGTTACACCACCAGATCCAGAATCATACCATGTAACTATGTAATTATCATTTTCGGCAGAGTCAGCAAATACGCCAGCAGTAGTATTAATAGTTAAAGTACAGGAACCACCAGCACCAGAACCAGTAGTTCCGCTAATATATTGCATGCCATAGTAAATAATCTGTTTAGTAGAATTTGCATCACGAACAGATTTAATAGCATAATTTGGAAGTGGATAAACTAATCTAGCATTTTGTGGTTCTTGAACAGAAGATGTGATCAAACTAATAATTCCACCATCAACAGTTACTGATGTATCAACAACAATCTGTTGGTTATTTGTAATTGTAACAACTCTGCGACGATTTGCAGTAGAACCTACGTAAATATAGTCACCAACTTTAAGTGCTGGGCTAGTAGTTGTTCCACTTGAGAATGCAGTTCCAACACCATAGATTGTAGTTGACGCACCACGAGTTCCTGGATAAGAACTATATGTTGTTCCAGAACCAACTATGTTAGTAGTAATTGCATTTATATCAGCAGTAAAGTTAAGATTTGAATCACTACGACTATAGTAGAAAGATTTAGCATTACGTGCAAAGTCATACCCAGTTGATATTTGAACATCAAATAGGTATAGTTTATAAACAGCATTTTGTGTTCCGATAGTTCCACTGTCCCATTCAATACCACGAATACGAGCAGTACCAATTGCAACAGCACTTGCTGGAGCAACACCAACCGAAGTAGTAAATCTATTGTAAATTGTAATCGATGGGCAACCACTGGTTGAATCGAATGGTGGCAAAGAGTTAATATTTGTTACATAAACAAAATTACCAAGCGGAGTTGTTAGATACGTATCATCTGTTTGAACGTAATCACGTGCTTTGGCAACATCAACATATTCAGTGGCAATCTTTTCGATTTCATAACCCTGAACATATGCTTTACCTGGTTCCATACCAACGGCAAGTTTAGCTTCATCTCCACCATTTTCTGGTGTATAGACGCCACGATTATAAAGTGGTTTCTCATTATATTCCCAATTAACACCAGTAGATGAACCACCATCATAGGATGTTCCTTCTAAATGTGTTGGAGGAATATTAACTGAAGTTGCAGAGTTTTTAGCAACGTAGGTATAATTACCACTTGTAACTACATCACCAATTAGATAAGAAGTGTTTTCTTTCCATGCACCACGATTATTACTGCGATGTTCACGAATATCAATTGCAAAAGGTTTAATTGTATAGTTACCAGACTCATCATAAGTGCGACGAGCCAATGTTTTTTCTATTTCAGCGTATGCTGTTTTAGTAACTTCACGTTTAACCTGACCCTGATCAGTAGATAATAGTTCAATAAAATCTACGTCATCTACAGAATCAGGAGCAACCTTAGTTAAAATAAGGTCAATAAAATAACGATGTGCGCCTGGAGCAGCATAGTTAAAGCTGTTCTGTGCATTATCGAGAAGCATTTCGTATCCAGTATCTTCTGGAGTAAGTTTGCTTTCAATAACCTTTAGACCAACACGATATGAAGGTGAGTTTGTATATTTGTCAAGTACGATTGTTTGATTGTCGCAAAGAACGAAATAACCATTTACGTAATAAACACCACGTTCGATAATAGCAGCAGAACCAATACCAACTGAATCTGCTGAGGCTGCAGTTATTGTATATTCTCCATCAGTTGTAGTTAATACTTCTGAGTTAGAGAATGTTTTAGTTAAATTATCTGTACCAGCTGATGTATAACGAACATATACAGTTGTAGGATCTTCCGCATCTGCATTAACAATCGCTAATATTTGAGCAGTTACACCAGAAGTACCCTGAAGAGTTTTCCCTGCTAAATTTGCAATAAAGGTTTCTGTTACATCGCCAGCTGAGTTAAATACTGCTAATTTTACGTAATTAAATTTTGTATCAAGAGAGATCTGTCCTGGGATAACCATAGCACCCTGTGCGAATACATGGTCACCATGGCGTTTGATTTGATTCTGCAGAATAGTCTGCATTTGAGTGAGTTCACGTGCCTGAACAGCATAACTTGGACGGAATAAAATTCGATAGAATTTATTATTCTCATCAAAGTCATCATTATATGGTTCGGTATTAAAATCTAACATTGTTGATCTCTATCCTGTAAGTAATCTTTATTATTTATTAGAACCTTAAAACTGTTCTAAGTGTAACTGTTTCGTCTGCTGTTGGAGTAAATGCTTGTTTATTATCAATAAACATTAGATCACCAGAGTATTTATCTACTGAAGGTGGAGTTACTGCAGATACTGTAAATACGTCACCAGCCTCATTTCTAAAGTTATTTCCTGTAACTACTGCAGCATTATCTAATGCCTGAAGTAGAAGGGCACTACCATTATTAGTAACAATTCTAAACTGTTTATTATCATCAGTTTTATATAATATAGAATCAACAGGATATAAAGTTATATTAGCAGTACCAGCAACAGCCCAACATCCTGAGGCTAGAACAGATGTTAATGGTAATGTATTACCATATTGTCTAGGTGATTTAATAATTCCAAGTTGACGGTAATCATTATTTACATCAAAACCCTGATTTTTGTCTTGGGATACATTACTGTAGAACATTAACGTATGAGCAAAAAGATTATTTAATGCTTCTTTACCAAACCCACCATATGGTCCAATAATAGCACGTGCTTTTCCACCAAATCCAGAACCAGTAATTGTAACTGTTGCCCAACGATAACCAGCACCATAGTTGGTCATGTTAATTTTTGTAATCTTACCATTGGATAAAACTGCTTCTGCAGATGCTCCAGTGCCATCGCCAGTAATTGTAATAACTGCATTACCGTATCCATAACCGCCAGAAATAACTGGGCAGTTCATGATACGCCCATCAACTGTTAGTAATTCAATATTTGCTTGTAGTGTATTTACATCTCCAGGAGACAAATCTGCCGAAACTGCTGCAGAGTAACCATCCCCAGTTACGTTAAGGTTGGCGTAAGTATAACCTACACCTGGATCATTAATTTGAATTCCAATTAACTGTCCAAAATATCCTTCAAACAAAAATCTTGCAGTGCCATTTATTTGTGTGGCAGTTGTATGTGTTGGTTCAGTAACCCCACTAATACCAGCAGTGGTGCATGTATATAGTTTATTATTATACCAAACTTTTAATCCAACACCATACGAAGTTTCTGGCTCCCACTGTTGTCCAATAGTATCTGATGCAAAAATTGGAATTAAACTTGCTTCAGTTTTTTCACCAGTAAAGTTAGCAGAAGCATTTTCACCAGAGTCACTGCTGATTGTAATTGATGGATATGAGTTATAACCAGAACCATATTTAATACTAGTTTCAGCAGTTGCGGTAGAACCAACATATGTTAATTGTGAAGTTCCATTTAATGATGTTCCAGATAGATGAACTGGAGCGGAAGAACCTGTATTCCCTGCACCAGTAACTGTATATAATCTATTTGAATAATAAAGTTGATCACCAATACTAACTGCAGTGCTAGCTGTCCAGATATCACCAAACGTAATATTTGGTGCACTAATATAATCATATCCTGGATCAGTAATATCAACTCGGATAATAGATCCGTTTTCATTTAATATTGCTATTCCTGCCGCATCCAATCCTCCACCACCAGTAATATTAACAGTTGGTGGAGAAGTATATCCAGAACCACCAGTTAAAATCTGTATCTGTTTTAACATACCATATATCGTGAGATTTGTAATCTCACCATCTTCAATAACTGCTTCTGCGGTTGGAGTAGTTCCAATGTATTCTAAAACTGTGGTGCCGTTTTTGACATTACCTTTTCTATGGACTGGACCAGCATCACTGGTAGTTCCAACGTATAATAATGTTGCAGTTCCGTTTGTTGCAGTTCCGCTTGTATGAATTGGAGCAACAGCACTGGTAGTTCCAGCAAAAGTAACAGTATATAATCTATCAGAATAATAAAGATGATCAGAACTAGATACTGCAGTATTAGCTGTCCATAAAGTTGCTTCTGGACCAGTTACGCCAGAAACTGCAACACGGTATACGTTATTTTGGAATGTTATTTTTTGATTAACCAAAGCAGTTTGATTTGGTAACCATGTAGATACTCCACTAAATGGAGGATCGATTGAAATAGTTGCTACAATATATCCAGAACCAACATCATCAATAGAATATCCAGTTAACCATATCTCTTCACCAGTGGCAAATCCATCACCCTGAACAGTAATTGTACCAGAAGTATAACCAGTACCAGCCTGATCAATACGAACAGTTTTCAAACTACCAGCAGAGTAAAACTGATCACGTAGTGCAGTAACAACTGGCATGTATTGATCAGTTAAAAATTTATTCCTTAAAGCAATTGGAATATTATAAAGAAATTTCCAAATATAACCATCATTAGTTTTAATTGCATCAACAGTAGTTCCTGTTGGTTTTTCTGTAGAAGGCGCACTATTATTGTTATCAATACATTGATATACATTATACTCATCAGTAACAACATAAAACATAGCATCTTCTAGTTTCTGAGTACCAGATGGCGCAACAGTAACTACAGCATCACCATAAGCATTTGCACCACCACCACCAATAATTGTTACTGAAGGGCTATATGTATAACCAGAACCACGATGTGTCAATTGAATATCAATAACCGCACCATCTAGAACAGTTGCTGTTGCCGTTGCACCAGAACCATTCGCATCATTATGTGCGATATATTTTAATGACACAGTTCCATTTAATTCAGTTCCAGTAGTATGAGTTGGTGCAGTAGTTCCAGAAACACCAGTATTGGTAACAACATACACTTTTGAACTACCATTAACTTTAATCATGGTACCATATACATAATTAGTAGATGCACGCCATGTAACAGAACCTTCAGAACCAATATAAACATTTGGTGCAGAACCATAACTATAACCACCAGCAACTAAATCAATACCCTGAACTTCAGTAGAATATTGATCATCAAACTGATCATATACAGTTCCCTCAACCCAGTTACTTCTTTCAATAACATAAGCAAGGTCAGTTGGTTTAATTTCTTTCATCGTAATAATTTCATTACGAGTAGAAAGTTCATAAGCGTAACTGTCAATTGGAAATGGTGGAGTTAACTCATCTTCCCATGAGAGGGTTTTACCCAAGAAATAGTAGTATCTTGTGTATCTAGAAATAACCTCGTTGTAGATGCCATCTGCAACTGAATTATGCAGAGTGGTCTTCATTAAAGAAGATGTAGTCATTTTTCTCGTCTTTTAATTAACTTACTGTAACAACCCAAGTAATAGCAATTGAGTCACCAGCTGCTTTGTTAACAACTGGGAAAGTTGTGCGGCAAAGCATTGTACCAGATGAGGAATCATTAAAAATACCAGCTTCAGTAATTGCACCAGTACCAGTACCAGCTGGAAAGGTTGCAGTTGCAGTAACAGTATTAGTTGAGGCAGTGAAAGCACTTAATGATACACGACCAGCTGATGTTCCCAAAGTGGTATCACCAGCGATTGGTGTTCCAGTACCAGTACCGATAGCCATGTGGCTCATTACTGTCGATGCTGTGCCAACCATACGGCTAGCAATATAATTCTTACCAACTGTAACAACTAAGTTGGGTACTTTTTTGGCTTCTTTTAATTTACCATCTCTGTCAAATACAGAAATAGTCAATTCACCATGTGCTTTTAAGTTTTCTTGTAAATTCATAGGAATCTCCTGTTAGTATTGTTTATCCTGTAAAGGCGGATTCACCCTCTGTGTAGTTTCCACTATCGTTTGCGAAATATGAACTGCTAATTGGATAAGGGTCGGCATATGGATTTAACCATAAAGAACCACCACTATCAGTTGGTCGAGCAGAACTAGTATCTGGTGTTGTCCCATCATTCAGATAATGAGTAGCTAATGATTTATTTAGGACAACATAAGGAACAGTTCTAGTAGAATTAGTTCCAGTAGTATCACTCATTGTTACCGAACTAGTATCGGATGTTAAATTATCATAAAGTTTATGAATATTAAGTGCTTTACTAATTTCTTTTATTCCAAGATCATCACTGGGAACAACTAAATCAGTATCTAAAGTAACACCATTATTTAAGAAATGGTCATAATTTACAGAATTTAAAATCTTAGTTGTATTTACAGTACTAATACCACTACGAGTTAATTCACTATATTCATAGTTTATTGTAGACTCAGAAAGAGTTACTGTATTATCATCTAAGGTTAAACCATCATTTAAAAGAGTAGCACCAACATATTTACCAAAATTCTTAAATTGTAACTGTTCAGATGGTGTTACTGTATTATTATCCTGTGTAATGCCATTATTTAAATAATGATTATTAATCGATTTATTTACTAAACTTACATGGGTTTCTGAAGGAGTAATAGTTTCATCTAATCGTTTTGAACTTAATTTAACAAAAGAACTATCCTCAGTTTGGACTTCATCTTGTAGAGAAAGAACCAAATATTTAAGTGCAAATTCTAATGATATGCCTAGATCAAATTCATTACGAATATCAAACTCACCAAACAGTGCCATACCAGCTGGATGAATAAGTGTCTTAACTGCAGAACGATATTTTTCTAGACGCTCATCAATTTTAAGAACATAGGCAAATGCCTGATAATATTTACTATCCTGAATAAAAATAGCATCATCCAAGAAACCATCGTTGGTTGTATAATATCCTGGATATTTTGTCAGTGGACCAAGAATAATTTTAACAACTGCTGGCTCTTCTGGATCTAAAATTGTGTATTTATTATCAACGAAGAATTCACGAACAGTTTCACCTACATATGTACCATCCCAATATTCTGTTACGTTATAATCTGTTCTATTAATGATACCCTGTTCAAAGAATCCATCAGTAGTTTCTGAGAATGCAATAGATGTATTTGGTGAAACTCCAGAAATTGTTAATCCAGTTGCTCCAGCCTGTGTTGCAGATGTTCCACCATATGGTAATAAATTTGCAGTAAAATCATTTGTATAACCAATACCATAACGAACAAATTCTAATGCTTCAATGCCACCTATCTCATTAACACGAGATACTTTTAAGATAGAACCTTTACCATCGCCGTTTCTAATTTCATATAATTCACCAACTTTAAATTTCTTACCAGCACGTTGAATCTGTACTTTGGAAGTTGTTGATAAAATAGTGGCGTCAAAGACATCGCTGTAACGCATTTTATCGCCAATGTTAATGTCACCAAAGAATCTACGATCAATAAAAAGTTCATAAATATGCTCAGATATTTTAACGGCATTATCAACTTCAATCTCAACATATTGGCGTTTATCAACCTGAATACGAATAATTCTATTTGGCGTAATAACATCAACTAATTTACCAACAATATCTTCTGGGTTACCAGCATTTACATATGCAAATACTGAAACGTCTTGATTCCAACGTCCATCAGATGCACGAAGAATTTGTTTAGATGGATAATCAACAACTACATTTTTATTGAAAAGAATTTTAAAAAGAAGTTTAAATGATGCCTCAGAACCTTTGGCGAGATACTGATCTTTGATCTTTTCTAATAAAAATCTTTCATTAACAACAGTATAGGGAATGTTGTGAGCCAATTCATTTTTGAATTGATCAATAAATGAATCAAGTGTTGTATCTAGATCTCTGACTTTTACAATGTCGGTATCATAATTCTGTTCAAGAAAATCATAATACGCTTTTAAGAAATCTATGAATGTACTATAATCTTCCCTAATAAATTCAGGAACCTGCGATGGTAACAGGGAAGATAACTTAGGTCTGTTAATCATTAGTTTCTACTAGAAGTAAACGTATAATTTTTACCTGCACGTAAATCACCATTTGCTGATTTATCAACAATTGCTGTTACGGTTAAATGATCACGTGCAATTTCAGCAATTTGAGTGTATGCAGAAACAATATCGTTTGATTGTGGTTTAAATGTTATTTCCCAATCAACATCTCCTAAAGAAGTAATTGTTAAATTTTTAATATTCATTATACCATTGGCATAATCAACTGTTCCAATTTTTGGATTTACAATAAATTTAGTAGATGTATTCACAGTAGTATTTGATGCGATATTGTAATACAATTGAATATAACCCTGACCGTCATCCTGAATAAAATGTAATTCTTCACTGCCTTTAATATAAAACCCAGTTGAAGAAATAGCACCTTCTGGAACACCAGCAGTAAATATTGGGTTAATTAAGTTCAATGTATATTCAGCAGAAACATTATATCTAGGTGCAACTTTTCTACGCATAACAACAGTAGTAATGTTACTAACGATTGCTGGTTCTGCAGTGTCAATCAAACGACTTAATTGTGAATATTTAAATACTCCATCAAATCTTTGTAGATTAGCATCATCGTATCTAAAAATAGTATCAGTTACTAGACTAGCGATCTGAGAAGCAGTTCTTGTAGTTTTTCTGTCATTAAAGTATACAGTTACGTCAAGAGCAATATTTAAGAATTCTGGGTCAACAATAACAGGAGTTATTGAAACCACGCTACGTGATGCCAATAATGTTGTTGTCATATCTGATTTTTGTTGAAGAGTTAATTTATTTGCTCCACGTGGTCGTGCACAAATATATGTTCTTCCATAAACTGGTGGATTATTATCCTCGCCACCCCAAACCGAAACTGATTGAATATATGGAAACGCTCCATAGATTAATGCTTTATAATCGTCTGGCGTAACTGCACGATTCTGTGCTGCATATAGACGTGGAGCATTATACTTAATACTATCAATTGTTTCAATTTCAGCTCCACCAGATGCAATACTAGTAGTAGTTATTAATGGAGAACCTCCAATTAAACTAGAACCATTATAAGTGAACTGTCTAGCACCATTAGACAAAGAACCTTTAGAAACAAAATAATCTAAGTGAACAATATTACCATTAGTTAGACTAGTGGAAATAATACCATCACCAAAAACAATCTCATACAAACCACCATCAATCTCTTTAATAAAATAAACATTACTATCAGAAGCAAGTTGAACTAAAGAAGATGCTTCTGTAAAGGTAGTAAATGTGTCTGAAGTTGAAGATTCTTGAACACGAACTTTTAATGTTGATATATCCGCATTTGCATTTGGTATAATATATTGTTGACCATCAGCCACAACATATTTAAAATTAAGAGGAGTGCCTTCAAGTATTTCTAAATTAATAAATGTATACAACCCATTATTTGGAATAATTGTAACTTCAGCTGGTGTATAAAATGTATAATTACTACCATTAATAACTGTATTAAATGGTGAATATTGCGGTAATGTTAGTGACGATGGTGATTGATTTGGAGAATTAATCGCCATATTAATATATGCACGTGCAGAAGTTTTAGACTTTGGTGTATAACCCAATGTTTTAGCAATAGATACTACGCTTGCCCTTTTACTAGCTGAATCTAAAAACATCTCATTTACAGCCAAGTTAGTGTAAAGAGCATTATAGTGAGTATTATAAGCTAGGACGTCTAGAAGTGTAGATAGCCCAGAACCTTCAAAATCATAGTCAGAGAATTGATTCTGACCTTTCATGAAGTTCTTTAGATTATTTTTAATTTGGTCAAAATCTAATTCGCTGACCTGAATTCTTTTGCTGTCGATGGCCATATGTTATCTCGTTCTTGAAAGTATTAAATCAACAATGATTGGTTTAGTAGTGTTGACTATAACGAATTCTATCGTCACATAAATTGAGTTTGAATCATCACTTGAATTTGCTTTTACACTAATAAGCTGAACTCTTGGTTCAAAATTATCAATAGTCTGGTGAATTGCTTTTTCAATAAGAACTGGCAATAAAGGGGTTGCTGGTTCAAATAAAAGTGATTTTATCGGAGAACCGATCTCTGGATGAAATGGTTTTTCGTAGTTTGATGTAAGTATCAAATTACGAACTGATGCCTTAATAGCCTGTTCATCTATCTTAGTAGTTACATCTTTAGTAACTGGGTGCGCTAGGAAATTAAGGTCTAAATCTGTGAAAGTTCTAGTATTGCGTGCCATATACTTATTTAGTAGTTATCCTGCAAAAACATTCGGAGATCCCTGAGTAATTACGTTATCGCCATAAGAATCACCGATTCTCCCTAAAGGCAATCCACCTATTGTTACTGTAGAACTAGAAGAAAGAGTAGATGTGTCAGGAATACATCCAGACTTTGGGTGTGGGGAGACTAGGTTACCATTTACTACAATTAGAATACCATTTGCTGTAACATTCTTGGTATTAGCTTGCCCACAAGAAGTTTGCATAGGCATACGACATTTATATCCAGTTCCATCTGGAGAAAGTACGCTATCTCCAGTTCTTGCTACAGAAGCCATTATTTAATTCCTCGTGCTCTGGCTGCTGCAATAGCTGCAACAGCACTTTGGTATGACCAATGAACCCACTGGTCCATGGTAACAGTTTGAACGCCACCACCAGTACCTAAAGTTGGATCTGGAGAGATTGTTACGCTAATAGTCATAGATTTCATAATACTAACTGGAGAAGGCATTTGATACTTTTCTAATGAATAAAATTCAGTAGTTGTATTTCCTGGAAGAACAGCCAAACTTAAATCTGGTAGAACAAATCTATAAAACTGATTAGGGAACGGATTCTGGTGGGAGCCAGATATTCTGCAAGTACTTGCAGTAAGTTTAGTATAAGTTAAACCTAGAGAAGCCCAATCATAAGTAGATGAATTATTAACAGCATCCGCATAAACAAAGGTATTTGCTAATGGATCTGTTGTATCTAAATATTCACCTTCAAATTTTAAATCAATTGAAAATGGAATTGCTTCATAAACTGTTGGCAGATATGTTTGAGGAATCAAACCAGTTTCTGGATCAATTGCAGAGATTAACTCATCTCCTGCAACTGAACCAAAACCACTTAAATTAGACTGTGTAATTTTAATAGTCATTATACCAATACGAATCCATGTGTTAGATTTCCTGGTTTATACAATTGATGATTAACCATTGTAAATGTATGACCAGCATTGCCCTGTGGTTTATAAGCACAGTGAATCCAGAAAGAAGATCCGCCATTATCATATTCCATAATAATTTGATTCCAAGATTTTATCAGTTTGGTAATTTCGCTTGCACGTGCATGAGTTGCTGCTTTACCATCTTTGAATGAAATGTCACATGCGCAACCACGCACATGGTCGCCACCCTCTTTCTGATATCCACCAGAAGCGAGTTTAATTCCAAGGTCACCTGGATCTGTTGGTCCAGTTGAAGGTCTACGGAAAGCAGAAGTTATTACAAAAGAATCTCTTCCATATTTTTCAGCAATGGGTTCAAGTATATTATCACATAGACGTTTTAAATTAGCAACAATATCCTGTGGTGCAAGAGTTTCACCAGTAGTCATCTGATATGACATTCTAGGAATACGAGTACCACCTTTAGTTAAATCACCAAGCGTAAAGTTCTTTGATAATCTCATACCAGCATTAAATGCATCTGGAGACATATTTAAAATTCCACTTACATCAGATGCAATACCAGATGGAGATGAAGATCCTTGTGGTCTTTCTTCACCTTTCGTGAATGCGCCACTCTGAACATTAGAATTACTTAACTCACCATTTTGAACACGATTTGAACGATATGCATTTAAGTCACCAGACTTATCATTGTTTGATTCAAACGCAACTTCAGATTTACGTGTATTGAGCGGTAGAGTAGGTAGTTGAGAAACACCAGAAGTACCACGTGTTTCAATTGGCAATTCAATATCTGCTTGTCCAGCATGTTTCGCTGGTTTTGCTTCTTTGGCTTCTCCAGCCTCACCAGCTGCACTTGATGCGCCATCATTCAATTGAATAGAAGAACCATCAACTGCCACAGCACCACCAGAATTAATATCAATAGAACTACTACCACTCAATGAAGCAATTGCTCCAGATTTTAAGTTTAGATTTCCTGCACCATCCAGATTAAGAGCATCAGCAGATTTAATATTAGTTTGGCTTTCACTTTGGATATTAACAAGGGCTGCAGATTTGATATTAGTATCAGTTCCACTTTCAATAAATACAGCACCTTTAGTTTTATTACTAATATTACCATCAGCCTCAGCAATTAAACTACCTTCAGTGTAGACATTCATATCTGCGCCAGCCATTAAATTCAAACCAGTCTTGGCTTTAATGTTAAACTGACCTTCAGATTGCATATTAATTTTATTGGCTCTAAGATTAAATGTTCCTCCAACAGCCATATCTGCGTTACCGCTTACATTCACTGTTGCATTATTAAAGATGTTAATATTTGCTGCACCAGAAACTTCTAAATTTAATACGTTATCAGTTCTAAGATTAAATGCACCATCAACAGTTACATTGTATGCACCTTTAACATAAACATAACCATTACGTTCCATAATCTCAAAACCATCACCAACAATTCGGTTTACCTGAGTACCATTTGCATCAATCTCATTAAAAGTACCAGCCTTATGGTGAACATTAATACGCTCAGCACCTGGACTATCATCATACTCAACAATATGACCAGATTCAGTTTGGGTCACTTTATTGTAAGGATATACAGCATTGTATGGTACTTGTGATTGATCCCATGTGCCGCCATTGGCAATTCTTATGCCAGTTTTTCTAGTTGCTTCTTTTTCAGTAACAATTGTTCTACCAAGATTATTACCATACGCAAGTCGGTTTGTATCTGGTTCATTTTTATATGCTGGATATTTTCCATTTGGATCTTGGAATCCTTTTGTTGGGTCAACATCAGTACCATTACTAATAGTCCCATCTGGACGTTTCTCACCAACAGGAACTGGCTGTGGGCGAGTTGGCTCACCTTGGAGTTTAGTCATTAATGCTCTGGCTTGACCAACATCAGAACCAGCAATCTTTTCTAATTCTTTAACGAGTGTTCCAGAATTTAAAGAAGATAATGGCAGTCCGAGATTTGCAGCTAATCCACTCAGCGAACCAGTTGGATTTTCAATACCAAGGTTTTGAGTAATATCTGTTAATGAACCACCAAATTGTGTTAGAATACTATTTGAATTTCCTGTGACACTTGTCAACAGACTTCCGATTTCACCATCTAAGTTAATTGATTTTGTTAAATCCGCAAACTGTGTTTGGATTGAAGTGATTCCAGATAACAAAGACGCATCTAAATTACCAAGCCCACTAATACCCAACTCACTAACTACATTACCAAGTTCACCAAGTTCACCAATATTATTTAAATCTAAATTGTTAAGATCCCCAAAATTGCTAAGAGATCCAGCAACATCACCAAGTCCTGGAATATTCGCCAGATTAGTCAAATCTCCTGCTCCAGCAATATCTGCTAATCCACCGAGATCATCAGGATTTGGAAAATCTCCTGGAACATCACCACCGCCACCAGCAGATGCTTCTGGAGGAGTTGTAGTTGAGTCATCTGCTGGTATATATTTTCTTACACCAGTATAATCGCTACCCTTTTCAACTTTATCACCATCAGCGATTGCTGTAGTAGGAGATGGTTGTTTTGGGTTATTTCTAAAATCCCACTCTGAAATTAATGTCGTTTTAATAGTTTCCCATTTAGTATGAACTTTATTACCAGCTTTGGCATAAGTTCCATTTGGTCCACCATACGGAAATCCTGGATAGTAAGGATCTTCAATAGAAGCAAACTCAGCAGCCAGAGTTTGACCAGCATCTTTTAAAAATGTTTCATCATTTTTATTTGGGTTTTTATAATAAGCAACTAACTTTGGACGTTTACGTGCAACAAGATACTCTTGACAGATAATGTCTTGTGTTTGTTGTGTAAATTTCTGATTAGTGTCAATATTAAGTGCTTGACATGCTGCCTTTAACGTAATAGGAATACATTGATACTTACCAACAGCAAATAGTTTATCTGGACTACCTGGAGGCAATGATTGTTTCTCCATAACATCTTTAATCGTCATATCAGTGAGAGTTAATTTCTCTCCACCAATTGAGCCACTACCTTTTGGTGCGTTGCTTCCACGATTAAATGCATCATATCCCGCTGAACCAGATTCACCTTTAGCAATTAACTTAGCGAGTGGTCCAACAATCTCATCTGGGTTATCAATATTTTTACCATCTTTAACATTTGGTTGAGTTCCAGTAGTTGGTGATCCAGAAGCTGAACCATCTGGATCAGTACTTTGAATTTTTAATTTTCCTGGATCATCAGTGGAATTCTCAATTTGCGCGACACCATTTAATGTTCCCATCATAATCGGAAGCTGTTCATCTGGATCCATGAACATGATAAGAACCCATGAACCTTCAACTGGACCAATAGGTGTGGAACCTATACCAGAAACACCAGCAGATGTTATTGGTGAAACAGGATATGCCCATGGCAAATCTTTAGTTGGTAATGTAGTTTTATCTTCAGTGTGTAACCCAACAATACGTACTTGGCAACGACCAAGTTTTAATGGATCATCTCTACCTTCAACACAACCTGTATAAAATTTGTTAATCATTTGGTTGCTGCCTTATCTAAATTTACTATCAATGAATCTTTAATCAATTGAATATGACACTCATGTTTCTCACGATCAATTACATGGTTAATTGTGGAAATCAAATAATTACCACTAAGAATATTGTCTAAAATATCTTCGTCATTATCGCTACCTTTAATTGGTTCAGCTTTGTAACTTTTAACATTGGCAACCTGACCAACTGTGTAATCAGTTCTTCCTGCAACAACGATATTAATTTTATATGCTTCTGCTTGCTTCAAACGAGATACACGTTTTTGTCTAATTCTAACATCAGAGACTTCATCATAATCTGTAAATAAAGTATTCTCAATAGTATCATTATACATTGAAGCACGGAATGTGGTATAGATTTGATTTGATGCAACAGGAAATTTATTTAATCGAGTTTCATCAGCACCCCAACCTGCTAAGAAAGAGTGTTTTAAATTATAATATTCTTTCTTAGCAAGATCCATGAAAAGCATTTGAGAACCATAAGCACCACCAGTAACTCTATCCATATAATCATGAGTGATTGGGATATTAAGTTCAGTTATTCTTCGATAGTCAATATCTAGATTACGTTTAGAACTACCACCTGGAGTAACGGTATCTTGTGAATTATTGTATTGAAAATATTGGATTGGTTGTTGTGAATTTAATTTATCAAGAGAAACAAAATTAAACCCTACACGATTTTCAAAGAAAACATAAGTTGGTGAGTTATTTTTATTCTGTGCTTTTTTACATATAAAATTTAAGTTTCTTACTGGTGACCAAAAGTTAGAAACATATTTTGTTTTATTTCCAGTCTCTTCAACATTGGAGTATTTATTTGTATTAAGTCCATCTTCTCCAATAAGTTGCTTTGCTATATCAGAGATCTTACCATCAAATCCTTTTGATAACTTTGAATTAATATCATTAATAGCTTCAATTGAAATAAAATGTAATTGGTATACTAGACTTCTTTCTGCCAGATAATCTCTATCTGCCATCTTGTAGATATAAAACCTACCTTTTATAACACCATCTTTTGGTTTAGTTTTATCAAGGGTTGGTGTGAATATTTTTAAATCAATAACTTCTTCACCAACGAATGGAAAATTGCTGGCAAAGTCAAGAGATTCTTTAAAAATTAAAGAACCAGATATGAATGGTGAAAACATATCTTCAAATATCTGAATAGTTAATAATTGGTTTGATACATTAAATTTCTTTTGTGTAATCAAAGAAGTGATGGTAACTTCAGCGACGTTAATGTCACCAGCAAACCTTACATTTTCTGAACTTCCTGCTTTAGGATCAATCATAAATTATGGATTCATTATTTTTTGGAATTCATTCATCATCTGTTGGATGATTGCTTTAGAAACAATTTTTATTCTACGTTTTTCTTCATTGATACCTTCTTCATACGTTATATTATCAATAGGAGTTGCTAAAGGATAATCATCATTTACTACATATCCGTTTTCATCTTCATAGTGATGAATTTGGTAGATATTATCATTACCGTATTTGTCTTTACAGTATTGAACTAATCTTTCATATGGTAATACCCAATCTTTTATATAATCATATCGTTCATTAAATATCATTAATGCCCAATGAAAAGTTGGAGTTCCATAAAGTTTTTCAGAAACTATTTCTGGCGTTTCTCCATCAACAATATCATACTCATCATATAAAGTTACGTTATCTAATACGTTTTTAAATACTCTTACGTTTGCAGTAATGTCGCGAACAACTACAACTTTCTCGCTATCACCAATAGGAAAGTTGTAGAATATTTCTGGTAGGTAATTAAAATATGACATTAGAAGTTATCCTGAATTTGTGCTTTTGTCAAGATTGCCAATTCTAAGAATGTAAGGGTTACGTTAATCTGTGTTGGCATACCACCATCAAAAGTATTGAATGCACCATTTGGTGTATAGTTGACTGATAAATCTTTTAGTACGCATGATGTGTGACGATGTAAATTTAAGTTTTCTGTTCCACCCTGATAGTAATAGATGTCAAATTCAGATGGGTAGATGAATACAAAGTTATTTAAATCTTTATATTCTGGATGCATGTGCAACTTAAATGTATTAATTATTTTCTTTACAGCTCTTGCTTCTGATTCACTTCTTGGTGAGAATGTGTAATCAAATGTAAACGTACGGAAATCTACATTCTTAAAAACCTGTTCTTTCTTTGGATTTGCCGCAAGACCAGATCCTACAGATAAAGCACCACTATTTGGTCCATTGAGTGCCACATTTGTAAGTATGCTGCCAGCAGTTCCCATAACATTACTTTTTGCACCAACAGTAGCAACTGCTTTTGCTACTTCTCTTGAAGCCATAGCAGCTGCTTGAAATGCAAATGTATCTTCAGTTTGCCAATCCATTGAGTAACGAATATTTAACTGATTTGGAACATGTAATGCGATGGCTTCGGTAATACGTTTTTGTTGACGAGCCATACCACTTGATGCTAGTGCAACAATTCCCGCTTGTGCTGCACCTCCAGCTGCACCAACTACCCCACCTTCAATGGCAGTGTTAACATCAACTTTACCTTTTAATAATGCATTACCTCCAGCACCAGTTATTGCTCCACCAAGTGCTTGTCCCGCAGTTGCTTCAAGTTTATTTAAATTTTGCCCAATAAAATCGCCACGTAATCTAGGAGGAATATCTCCAATGATTGAAGTAACAGCTTTATCTGTTAACAATTTGGAATCATCTGCCACGTTAATATAAAACACAACGTAGTTTCCACCATATTCTGCTTTATTGTTGTATAAATCATCTGGGTAAGTAGTACTACCGATATTGTATCGGTTTTTCTCGAACGCAGTAGTCATCCCGCTATTTTGAACGGTATCTCCATTTGCGTTCAATCTACTGCCCCCACGTGCTGGACTTAATTGTTTTTTAGCTGAATCTTGAATAAATTGAGATTTCTCTGCCATATTATTTTCTCTCGGTGGCTTATTATATTATTTAGGCTCGCAGGAGTAGTCTAAATAAAAGGTGATTATTTATTTCCTATAGTATTTATGTTCCATAAAAGACGATTCGTTCCTACATTTCCAGAAAAATACTCAGGCGATCCTACATGTATAATTATGCGTAGTTCCTGGGAGACTAAATTCGCCTCATGGTGTGACAAAAATCCATCAGTCGTAAAGTGGAAATCTGAAGAAACAGTAGTACCGTATCGTTGCCCGACTGATGATAAAATCCATCGTTATTTCGTAGACTTTCAGATTCAGATTAAAAATAAAGAAGGTTTATTGAGAACCTATCTGGTTGAAGTAAAACCAGCTTCTCAAACTCTACCACCAGTATATCCTGGTAGACAAACACAGCGTTATCTAAATGAGTCTATGGCTTTTATTAAAAATCAGGCTAAATGGAAAGCAGCAACCGAATATGCAAAAGATCGTGGATGGGAATTTAAGATTATTACCGAGCATGAACTTGGTATTAAATGACCTAAATAATTGAATGGCTACCACAACTAAAAATCCATCTATGCATGAGACGTTTGAGCGTAATAAATACGATCTCAAAACTGCAGCAAGAAAGTCTCGTGCATGGTATAATCAACAGGTATTGCTTCTTAGTAAGCAAGGTATAACTCCACAGAGATTAATGAGAGAGGATAATTCTTCTCTTAAATCACGTATTATTCCTGGTAACCTGTATATGTATGTTTATGACCCTAAGACTAAAGCAGACCTACCTTACTATGACAGGTTTCCTTTAGTATTTCCCTATGCAACTGCTCCTGGTGGTTTTATGGGTTTGAATATGCACTATCTACCTTATCCTTTACGCATTCGTTTACTAGATCGTTTGATGGTATTTAAGAATAATGATAAGATGGATGGAACTACTAGATTGAAATATTCATGGTCAATTATAGCTGGCGTATCAAAATTTAAAATGGCAGAACCATGTATCAAACATTATCTTTTACCACATGTAAAGACTGCTTTTAAGAAAGTGGATGTTAATGATTGGGCAACAGCAATGCTACTCCCAGTTGAACGCTTCGTAAAAGCACCCAAAGAAAAAGTATGGAAAGACTCACAGGCTAGCATATGAACATATCAGATTTCGTAACACAAATAGGAAAATCAGGTCTTGCCAGATCAAATCGTTATTCGATTGAAATGTCACTGCCAGCAACAACTTATACTGATAATGATTATAGGAAAATGTTATTGTTATGTGAAAATGTTCAACTTCCTGGATTAAACCTTAATACAGCGCAAATAAGAACATTCGGAGAAATTCGTGAAATGCCTTATGAATTTAACTATGATCCAGTTCAATTTAGTTTTTATGTAGATGGTGATATGGTTATTAAAGGAATCTTTGATCAATGGATCCAAAGTATTCAACGTGGTTCATCAAGAAATTTTAATTATTACAAAGATTATATTAGCGATCAGGTTAAAATAAGTGTAGAAGATTTAAATGATGAAACAAAATATATTGTAACATTATATGAAGCATATCCAAAAAATCTTTCTTCAGTCCAAATGGGATATGATCAAAAAGATGTAATGAAGTTAAATGTTACATTTATGTATAAACATTGGAAATCTGAAGTTATATCGAAACAAGAACGTCCTTCTGTTAAATCATTCCCAGCAGAACAGATTCTTCCAGAAACATTAGAATATAATAATACTGTCACTAACTATACAGACGAAATGGGTAATATTGCCTTTAACTATCCTTAAGGAAATTAAAAATGTCAGAGAACATTAGCGCAAGCGAACAAAAGAAAGAAGATTGGATGAACTCAAAATGGCGTCCAATGATGGGTTGGATGTACATGGGAGTTTGTTGTTTTGACTTCGTACTTGCTCCAGTAATGTGGAGTCTTTTACAATCATTAAGCCATGGTGCAGTTCAAACACAATGGCAACCATTAACACTACAAGGTGCTGGTTTATTTCACGTAGCAATGGGTGCTGTTCTTGGTATCGCTGCTATGGGTCGTACTCAAGAAAAATTAGCAGGAGCAAATAATGGCGGAGCAAACTTATCACCAAGCATCCCTTCAACACCTAGCCCTACGCCAGCAGGAGGATTCGGTTTCCCGTCTAGCCCAGCCCCTATTACAACTCCAACTTTTAGCGCACCAAAACCAACACCAATTGCCACAGCATCTGGATTTGGTGGAGGATTTGGTTTAGATCCTAATGATCCACCCGCAAGAAATACTCGTAACGACGGATAAATATGAAAATTGATGATAGATTGTCTGAAGTCTTTGATACACCAATCATAACAAAGACTTCTGTTGAAGGTGAAATTGTTGATGCAGCGACTGGAGAAATAATCGAGTCATCTGAAACAAAAATTGAAGATGACTACGATATAACTCGCAGTAATCTTCGTGAATTATTAACAACTGGTCAGAATGCATTAATGCATGCTCTGGAAGTTGCTAAACAATCTGAACACCCACGTGCTTTTGAAGTTGTGGGCAATCTTATGAAACAACTGGCTGATGTAAACCAGCAATTAATGGACTTACATCAACAAAAAGCCAAATTAGACGCACCTAAGAATAAAGATACTAAGGTGACAAACAATGCTATCTTTGTTGGTAGTACTAGTGAGTTAGCAAAAATGATACAGAATATGAATAAGGAGAAATAAATTATGGGTTTACCATTACAAAACACGCCACTATACTCGTTGATTATACCTTCAACTGGGAAAGAAATTAAATATCGACCATTTCTGGTTAAAGACGAAAAAGCATTAATGATTGCTCAGCAAAGTGAAGACTTAGATGTAATGCTCAGCACTTTGAAGTCAGTTATTCAATCATGTGTAACAGATAAAGTTGATGTTAATAACCTAGCAATTTTTGATTTAGAATACATCTTTTCGCAAATTAGAGCTAAATCAGTTGGTGAATATTCTGACCTAGTGTTTACATGCGGTCATTGTGCTAATGAGAAAAACAAATATACTTTACGTCTAGATGTCTCTCAACTACAGGTTACTAAAAATTCAGATCATACAAATAAGATTGATCTTTTTGATACTGTTGGCGTAATAATGAAGTATCCAAATTTAGATATCTTAAAGAAAATCGATAAAGGATTTGATGACCCAGAGAATGTTATCGATATAATTATTGATTGCATTGAAACAATTTATACTGATACTGAATTGTTTCATGCGAAAGAACAAACTAAAGCAGAATTAAGAGAGTTTGTTGAAAATCTTACCAAAGAACAATTTGATAAACTAGAATCTTTCTTTTCAACAATGCCTAAGTTTCAACATGTAGTTGAGTTTGATTGTCAAGCATGTGGTGGACATAACAGAACAATACTGGAGGGTGTTCAAAATTTTTTCTAGTACTGCTTTGTCATGATAGTTTGGCTAACTATTATAAAACGAATTTCGCGATGATGCAGTACCACAAATACAGCCTGACGGAATTAGAAAATATGATACCGTTCGAACGAGAAGTTTATATTGCGATGTTGTTACAACATCTAGAACAAGAAAAACAAAGAGCAGAGAGTAAACAGTATGGCTAATACTAATGTAGTTTCCTTTAATGATGCTGTCTTACAAAGACAGAGATCTTCATCAGCTAATTCATCAGCCAAGTCAGCTGCAAATGAAAATGATTTTCAGCGAGTCATAGTATCGCTTGATGATAAAGGAACTAAACAATTAGTTGGTCAAGAGACAATGGAAAAGACTCTAGTTGATATTAAAAATATCATGGGTAGTATAGCAAAAACTCTTGAGTTAAATTTAGCAGCAACTTTAAGAAATCAACCAAAAAATGCTGGCTCCGCATTAGTATCTGGTACTGTTGAAACTGAAAATCAACAAGAATCTGATAAACAAAAAACAGATTCCGATAAAGAACAACATGTGTTACTCAATAAACTTATTGAAGGTATTTCTGGATTAAAAAAATCTACCGATGAGGGATTGGGAAAACTAATTACATCATATAAGGAAAATGCTAAAAATTCTGATGGCACTTTCTTTGGTGGACTTAAAAGTAATCTTAAAAAAGTTGCTACTAGTGGTAAGGGATTAGTTGATTCAATTGGTAACAGAATGACTGCTGGTCGTGAAGCATTTTCAGCTGGTATGGCTGCACCAGGTGGTGGCGTTGGAATGGGTCTTGGTAGAGGATTAGCTGCTATGTCTCCAGGTGCATCGGGACTTGTTAGTAGAGGAATGTCAGCTATAGCTGGTGCTGGACCATTAGCTGGAGCAGTTGGTTTAGGACTTGCTGGTTTCAACGTAGTCAATGATGTCATGGGCAACATAGACAAATCAAATGAAGTTGAAGCCAATGTTAAATCTGGTGCATTAACTCGTGATCAAGGTAATGTACTTCAGGGAGAAGCACTTGGTGATACAGCGGGAACTACTGGTGGTGCACTTATTGGTGGTGCTTTAGGATCTGCTCTTGGACCACTTGGAACTGCAGCTGGTGCTTGGTTGGGTTCTAAGGCTGGTGGATATATTGGTGGCGTTGCTGGTAAATATGGTGTAAAAGCATATCAGGGTATTAAAGGTATGCTTGGTTTTGGTGAAACAGAGCAAGAAAAAGCAGCAAAGATGTCACCAGAACAAAAGAACATGCAAGATTATGCTTCTGGTAAAATTGATGTTGAAGAATACAATAAGAGAATGAAGTTACAGACTGAAGGTGGTTCATCTACACCAGAACCAGTTCCAACTACTGCTACTGCCACTCAATCTCCATCTGGTGCTAAAACTACTGGCATTTGGGAATCAATGCAATCTATGGGTGCTTCTGCTATGGGTGGAATTAAATCTATGGGTGCTTCTGCTATGGGTGGAATTAAATCTGGTGCTGATTGGATAGGCAATAAAGCATCTGCTGGTGCTGATTGGATAGGCAATAAAGCATCTGCTGTTGGCAGTGCTATTGCTGGTGGAGCTAGTTGGAT